GCTTTTCAGCCAATAATCTTGCCAAAATACTTCATCTGCTTGTTCCCTTGTCAGATTTTTAATATCAAAAAGAGGATAATCCCGTTTGGTAAGACCATACATTGTTTCACCGCCAGGATCATTTGGATGGTTATAATAACCACCTTCTGCTTCCCGCACAAACTTCATGGCTGTTTCAAATTCCGGACTTTTATTTTCCGAGATTTTTATTTCATTCATAGATCAAGATTATTTAAAATCTCTTTAATTTTTTTCAACGCTTCCAATACCTTGCTTTCTTTCTCACCTTCTTCATTTTCCCCGATCCGATAGTCATTTGGTGTGTAAATGTTCTGGCTAGCTCCACTATCCCGGTTAATTCCTGGATTTATTTTGCTTGCATCCGGCGCACTCATGATGCCGGTATTGCGTACATCACTTTCATAAATTCCTTTAATATCATTATCGTTGCTGGGTCTTTTATTCATTAGTTGTAATATTTATCATAATCTTTAGGCACTACTAAGTATTGATTAAGGTTTTTTGATAATAATTGCAATTTTTCATACATTTCTTTTTTCTTTTTGACATTTTTTTCTTTTTTGTAATTATCATATATTTTCAGAATAAAATCAGCAGTGATTTTTTGCGTAACAACAGCCTCTATTTTATCATCTTTCCCCATATAAATATTTAACAGAACGTGAATAACAAACAAAAGCGGTGGATTCAGGATGTGAAGAAGCATCCTTTTTATTATAAATTATGTGAAGCTTGTGATAATGTAAATGCTAAAGAAAGTCCTTTTTGCGTTTTTTGTGGAAATTATCGATTTGATGACAGTATTGTGGCAATTAGCAAAAAAGCAGATGCTATGTTGACAGAGGAAGAGGATCTTTTAAATTTAGATGATTATGAGTAAGGAAAAAAGCGCTAAACTAAACACGGTTCAAAACGGCAAAGGGGATAAACCAAGAAATATTAGCAAAAAGTTTTGGGAAAATTACGATCAGATTCGTTGGGACAGGAAAAAGAAAAAATAATCAGTTTTTGTTGAACATTGGATTTGTTGCAACATTCAGATTCCAATTATTTTTGTTTAAAAAATTAATACATATAATATTACTGGTACTAAAGGGCAATCCATACACTTTTCCATTTGGTGCTACATTCCAACCAGCATAAGTTGGAGGAACACCTCCTATTGTACAAATTGTTTGTATGGTTTCATTGGATGGATCGAAAATTGCCGCTAACGTATTGGAGTATCCTCCATAAAATATTTTTCCATTTGGAAGCAAACATGCAGGACCTCCACTAGGATTTGTTGCTGCAATAGTTGAAACTGTTTCTGAATTAGGATCGAATTTTATAATTTTTTGAGAAGAAGTATTTGGAAACAAATATATATTTCCATTTGGAGCAAGAACAGATCCTGCAATGTTTTTAACATTTGATAAAATTACTGTGGTTGAATCATTACTTGGATCAATTTTAGCAACAAGTGTACTTATGTTAGGAAACACATATATTCTTCCATTAGGAGCAAGAGCTGCTGTACTATGATAACTTAAACCTCCTGACCAATTGCTGCTTGGATAAGTTCCAAATGTATTTGTGTTTGGATCAATTGTTCTTCCTATAGTTGAATTTTCAGGAATAAGATATATTTTTCCATTTGGAGCAGAAATTGCATAACCAAAAGCATTTGTTCCGGCACCAAATGCTGGCAAAGTTCCAAAAGTTGAAACTGTATTAGTTGAAGGATCGACTAATGCACCGACAGTTGCCCTGTCTGGAACAAAATAAATTTTTCCATTTGGTGCTAAAACTGAACCATAAAATGCATCAGTAGTTAGACTACCCAACGCTACTATTGTGGCTATATATGAAGAAATTGTATTGCTGGAAGGATCAATTATCAAACCATATGTCGTTCCTACTCCTGCACCATGAGGGGCTGTGTACATTTTTCCGTTAGGTGCTAGAACCATTCCTTTGTTATACTCTTGAACAACGGATAGATATTCAACAAAACCAGCGCTGGCCGGACTTGTATTCGTAGCAGCAACTGCACTCAGATAATATTGCAACGTGCTCCAATCACTGATGTGACCACCGTTCAGCCAGCTTGGAACAGCAATTTCACTGATATCAGGAAGAGCGCTGACACTAACATTTCCTGTGCTTCTATTAACGCCCAATCGACTAAGAACCTGATTTACAACACGGATTTCTCGTACACCCACACTGCTTGCACTGAATGCTGGGGCAGTGGTTTCACCGGTGCTGGTCAAAACATTTCCGGCATTGCCGAAGCTGCTCAGTCCCAAAAGTGCCAGATTTGTTGCATTACTCATGATTTTATTTAATTTGTGTTAAACAAAGGATTAGTACAAATATTCATATTCCAATTATTGTTTAAAAGAAGATTATAAGCTGTTACTGTTGTTGCCGCTGCGGGTATGAAAACCAATTTACCATTAGGGGTAACAACCATATCAAGATAAGCAACAGATGCAACTGTTCCCAATCTTGTGACTGTTAGATTTTCAGGATCCAAAACTCCAAAATATGTACCCACCCAAGATGTAAAATATATTTTTCCATTCGGAGCAAGCTTTCCTCCGAATGTGCTTATGTTTCCTGTTATTGACGGACCAGTTGCATAGGATGTAACTGAATCATTATCCGGATCCACAAGATACGCTATTGAGTTGCTCGGTGTAAGATATAATTTTCCATCAGGTGCAAGAGTAATACCATTTGAAGCTAGATTTGCGGGAAATCCTCCTACTGGAGCATATGTTCCAAATGTGTTGGTACTTGGATCCAAAATACGTCCCACACTTCCGGAGTTTATTCCAAAATATATTTTTCCATTAGGAGCCAATGCTGCTTTTGAAAGTGCATAAAAATTGTTGAAGGAAATTGTTGCAAAAGCCACAACAGTATTAAGTTGTGGATCGATATAATGAACGACTGATCCTGCTTCGGGAGTCATATAAATTTTTCCATTTGGATGAAGAATTCCTCCCTGATATGCATTTGTACCTGCAATGTTGGCGACAGTTGCAAAAGCTGAAACTGTTGTTGTGGACGGATCTATAAAATAAAACACAGATTGAGCCCCACCTCCTCCTGCAGTATTACCACAAGGAATTCCATATATTTTTCCGTTGGGAGCCAAAACAGATCCTTGAAATTTATTACTAAGTGATCCTCCCGGAAAACTTCCGAATGTTGTTATAGTATTTGTTACAGGATCTATAAGTAGGGCGGTTGTTGCATTTTCTGGAAAACAATATATTTTTCCGTTGGGAGCCAAAGTACCTCCTTCATAATTTTGAGCCCCACCAAATCCTGGTACAGTTCCGAAATATTCAACAAAAGCAGCACTTGCAGGAATAGTACTATTGGTTAGGGCTGTTGCACTCAGATATTTTTGCAATGTGCTCCATTGTGTTATGTGCTGTCCTTTATCCCATCCTGGCACACCCAATTCACACAAATGAGGTTCTGCGGATATGGTAACAACCCCTGTTGATTTGTTTACACCTATTTGACTGGTAAGCTGGTTTATTCCACTTAAACTCAAAACACCGGCACTTAGCGGACCCAAAGATGGAGCAATATCATTTCCTTGACTGATGAAGACAACCCCAGCATTTCCCAGATTGTTTCTTGATGCTAAAAGACTTAGATTATATGCGTTGCTCATATCGTTAAAATAATATAATATTATTTAACGAAAAACATCAAAATTTATATATGATTTAGCTAGGTTTAACAGGCCAAACAATCAAACGAGGATCACTGGCATATGTCTGAGGAATATCACGCAATTGCTGACGATAACTTACCCATTCAGGATTATCACCAAGGGAAACGTCGCGAAGCTGTGTCCAATCACTTTCCACAAGAAGACCGTTCCGTTTGATGATTACATCATTCCAGTAAGTGGCCAGACGAGTGGGATCATTGATTAGTTGAACAACTTGAGCCAATCCTTGTGCAACTTGTTGGTTTACATATTGTTCCCATGTAATGCTACCTCCACTAAAAGGATAATAAGGTTGATCTTTGCGCATGCGGCAAATCACTGCATCGCCTGTTTCGTAATATGTTCCGCAATCAACGTAAATTGTCATATAATATATTTATTAAATTTGTTTGTTAAACATTGGATTGGTACAAACATTTATATTCCAATTATTGTTTAAATTGAAATACATGACTCCTATTGCTGTAGTATAATAAGGAACAAAAAATGCTTTTCCATTCGGATGCATCACACCTCCTTGAGATTGTAAAGAAGAAAATCCAAATGTATTTCCAATTAATTTTGTAGTGGTATTTGTTTCAGGATCTATAATAACCACAAAAGTGTCTTGATTGGGCGCTGTATATATTTTTCCATTCGGAGCAAGAAATGCAGTTTGACAATTTACTCCGCTTGTTCCACTTCCTATCCAACTTGCTATGGTTGTGGTGGTGTTATCATCTGGATTTATAATTCCGATTGGTCCTGCTGTAACAGCTCCACTAGTACTGGGAACATTATGAGGAATACAATATAGTTTCCCGTTAGGAGCAAGTACCATTCCTTCGAAAACCATGCTAAATGAAGGCAATCCAGCATATGAAAATCCTCCGGCAAAACCATAAGTTGCACCTGTTCCTGCTTCTGGATCAATTACTGCAAACACTGTGCCAAAATAAGGAGCATAGTATATTTTTCCGTTGGGAGCAAGTTGGCTTCCATTAACATTAAGACTTGCATTAAAAGCTGGTGCTGCAATAGTTGTGGTTGTATTATTTGCAGGATCAAAAACTCCAATAATTGCAGATCCAGCTTCATAAAATTTACCATTTCTGGCCAAGGTCGGATAACCGAAAGTAACTGGTGAAGTGTTTATGGTTTGATTAACCGTATCGGTGCTAGGATCCAGAACAATAAGACGAGTAGATATACCCCCCATGTAGAATTTTCCATTGGGTGCCAGCATTGCTCTTGTTACACCACTCGTGTAAAAAAATGTTGTTATGATACGTTCACCTTCAGGATCAATCACATAACCATGTGTGGTTTGTGTGATATCTGCGGGAAACATGTATATTTTTCCATTGGGATGTACTTGCATTGAAACGCTATATCCCCTTGTGGTTCCAAAAAGGCGCATGGTCACAGCACTGGCTGAAATGTTTCGATTACTATAAGCAACTGCACTCAGATAAGATTGCAATGTACCCCAGTTTGATATGTTACTTCCATCAGTCCAATCAGCTGCCTGAAGATCTGTAAGGCTTGGTACTGCTGAAAGTGTAACTACGCCTGTGCTGGCATTTGATGCTATTCTTGTTAAAGGACCGCTTCTGTCAAAATTTAAATTAGAAACACCTGATGTGACTGGAGCCGCGCTGAATGTT